CCCCCGCCACAAAGACAGAAGCGTGTTTAGCTTGAGCCAAATTAATTTCGTTTTGTTGTTTTGATAACTCAAACATTTGAGTCTTGATTGCGTGTTCAAGTTCCATTTTTTTTGTCTTGTCTGGAACTAATTTATCTATCAGCCCTGTTATGGGCTGTAAAAATTTGTCTATCATTTCTACCTCTATTTGAGATTTACTATTGCTACCAGCACTCCTACTAATAGAAAATTTGTATTAAGCAAAAGCACTCCTAATAGGGTATGGTACCAGACCCAGCGGTGCTTATAAAGATTGTGAATATTGAGTTTTAGGTCCTCGTCAGAATATCTGTCATTTACATCTTCTTCAGACATCTTTGTAAATTAAACAAGCTCTAAATTTTTTTGTTCCTGTGTTAGTTAAATTGTAAGAGCTTTTAGTAAGTTTTTTGCAATCCCATTTGTTAAAAGTATGTTCTTTGTTATTTTCTGTATCTGTGACTGTACATTCACCGCCTACAAATAAATAACATGGGTCGCCTTGTTTTAAGGTTTCAACTGAATGACCAACAGGCACATCAACTACTTTCATTTCCCAAATATCTTTCTCATCTTCGTTTTTGGGCTCTATACAAACTAGAATTGTATTGTCCTCTAGTGCTTCTACATAAGCTTCATCACAATACCATTCTCTTTGTAATTTATGAGGAGTGCCATGCCAATTTACAATATTTTGGTCTTTATAATCCATACATACATAAAACTCGTCAGCTGCTTCTAAATCCTCATCTGTATAAACCAAATCATTTTGGGATATGGTTTGTCCTTCTGCTATTTTAAATCCATCTGGCAAAGGACCAGCATCTTTTATAACCATTCCCTCTGGGATTGCATTTTTAGTTTTCCCGTTAGCATCGAGGTTTAAAAAAATTTTTTTGTCTGCTAAAGAAACATTTTCTCCTTTTAAATTTGAATAAGATTTAATTGAGCCATCAAACCAAATGTAAAAATTTTGGACCTTCATTACTTTTTCGCTACCTTCCCAAAACTGTACATCTACATCTTTAAGATAATTTTTAGATATTCTGCCTATTTTATGACCTTTTTTACCACTCATAACAGTTATTACAATTAAATCATCAATTGCCGACATACTTTGTTCAGGAGTTGAGCCAAAATCAAAAATTACATCTTGTGCTGTGTTTTTTGGTTTTTTACTTTTTACCATTATATTTCCTCTGCTATAACTGTTGGGGGGTTGTCTCTTACTGATATTCGGATGTTTTCATAATCAAACATCTCAAAAAAAAGAAGTGTTTTTAAATTCTCCTCATCATGGTCTCGTACAGGGATTCTTCTTTTTTGATAATCCCAATAAGCGTAGGCATATTTAATACCATCCTCTTCTTCATAATAAATTTTTACATCAGGAGGTAAAATAGGTGGTCGTTGAGGTTCGTATTTTTCAGACATTGCAAGTAATGCTCCAAGTTCCGTTTGAGGTAGGATGTCTATAGGAAGCAGAAGCTGCATAAAACATACACTGTGTATAATTTCCTATCGTACTGTTGTTCAGATGACTTTTTAAATATTTGGTCAAAACACCTCCATTATTACTGTGAGTCCCCGAAAAAGTCAAAGTAGTTTGAGGTATTGCTGGGTTCCCTATTGAAGCTAATACCATGCTGGTAAAAGGCAGACCATCCCAAGATACATTGGCTTGGCTGTTAGTTCCTAAATGACCTTGAAACCAAACTCTAATGTATGAACTAGATATCTGATTGTAAGAATTGTATACCGTATTGTAAGCGATTCCATATATGACTTTTGTTGTAGTTGTACCCGCATCTGTGCCTCTAAAATGGTCAAATGAGATTGTCCCTGAAGAAGGTATGGCTCCTGCATTTCCTGTTTTATCAACTCCAGACCTGATAGCAGAAGTGGTATAACTTCCTTGTCCGACATTAGGATTTGAAGATGATGCAATTGAACTATCCATAAATCCAAAATTATTTACAATTTGGTTATAATAATTTGGTTTTAAAGCTGTACCGTAGTTTACTTGATAAGTACTAGAAGCCCCGTTTATTGTTGGAGTAATTGTAAGTGAAGTTGTATTTCCTGCGATGCTTCCGCTGTAATACTCACTGAGACTGATTGGAGGACTGCCGCCAAACTCACTTTGTATTGTCCCCATAGGCAACTGTCCACTTGCAGATATTGCCATTATTTAGCCTCTAGTTCTTTTACTTTAGTTGTAAGAGTTTCTATTTGTTTTTGTTGTTCTTTTACAGCTTCAATTAATACTGCTGTTAATCTGCCATAATCTACAGATTTAAATTTATCTTCAGTTTTGCCTGTAATAACAATCTCTGGTAATACTTTTTCTACTTCTTGAGCTATAACACCAATACTTTTTTTATTATCTTTGTTGTAAGACACACCTCTTAGTTGATTAACTTTAGCTAAACCATCTTCAAGAGTTTTAATATTATCTTTTAATCTTTCATCTGAGTATGCTGTAATATTTCCGTCAGCTACAATATTACCTCCACTATCAAATTCAACTTCATTGTTCCAATTAGAGCCATCATAATGATGAAACGCTAAAGTAGTAGAAGGTGTAGATGGGGGATTACTACCGCCTGTTGAGCCTATTGCCCAATAAGTGCCGCCTGTTCCTGCCATTTGCAGATATTGTCCTACTGTGTCCAAAGCAACTAAATCTGAATTAAATATAGCTCTACCACCTGTGGACATATCAATTCTTAGTGGTGTTATTATAGAGCCACCGTCATTACCCTTAAAAACTATATCTTTATCTTGAGTAAAACTTCTTAGTACAAAATCACCTGAGTCATCGTATAAATATCCTGTTGTTGCACTATTGTCTGCGGTATTAATATAAATAGCCTCTCTACAAGTTATTTGTCTGCGAAATACAGCATCACCTGAATTAGACATATCAAGAGTAAGAGCATTTAAATATGTGCCACCATCATTACCTCTAAAAATTATGTCTCCATCTGAAACATTAGAGATTATTCTTAAATCATCATTTTCTTTTTGAAAAGTACCATAAAGAGTTCCACCATCTTTAAGATTAATATTCCCTCCATTATCAGCATCTAAATTTATAATTCCTGCAATATCTAAGGTGAAATCTCCAGAAGCATTAGATATATCTTTACTAGCAGCAAATTGCACACCACTACTCGTAAATCTTGCAGTTTCTGCATTATTTACAAGAAAAAGAATTGGGTGGTCAGTTGTTCTTTTAAATTCAGTGAAGTTTGAGGTGTCTGTGTACATTCTAAATAATGCAGTTGAACCTACACCAAAATCCATTCTTGCTGCATCACCACCGTCTATTTGAACACTAGCAGTTCCCGTTGCTTCGCTTATTGCAAAGTCTGTTCCTGTATAACTTATCCCAAAAGGATTAGAACCGTTTGGACCTATAGCAACATCTCCTGTCTCGTATATTGCCATGCGTTCAGTACCAGCAGTATCAAATCTGATTTTATCTTCATCAGAACTTTCTTCTAATTGAATTTTAGTATCACCGTCTAAATCAGAAAGGCTAGTCGTGCCTGTTTCAAGGACTTTTGCAGTCAGTCTGAGCTCTATTTTTGTTCCGCTTCCAAAAGCTGCGGCTGATGTATTATCTTGTGCTCTAACTACAGTTAAATTATTGCTTGATAT